ATTAGATAAAGGATTAAGAATTTTATCTGCACCTTTTCTAATTATTGGTGATATTTTTCTTAATTGTCTTTTTATAAAGCCTTCTTCTCTTACTGGATTATTGTTTTCATCTAATACAAAATTACCACTTTTATCTACCTTGTAATCAAATTCTTCTGGATCATATTCATTACCTCTTTTAAAAAAACGTTTATCAAAATAACTATCTTTTAAATCATCTAACTTATCTATAGGAAATACATAATCTTCATTTAATCTAAATTTAAATTTTATATTTTCTTTATTATCTTTTCTTAATTGTGAATCTATAGTTGATATTTTTGTTTCAAATCTTGCTTTGGAATAATTTACGGGAGTAAATATTCCATCTAATAAATTATTAATTAATTTTTTACTAACACCAGATTTTTTCATTATATCATATATTTGATCCTCACTTAAATCTAATAATTGTAAATCTTTAATTCTAATAAACATTTCTTTTTGTATTCTAAACGCCTCATCTTGCATGTTTTTAAATGTTTTAACTTGCGTCTCTGGGGTATTGTCTGCATAATTATTAACATTATAAAAATTTTCATTTTCATCTACTGCCCTCAATAGTCTATTCATTTCTGATGCGAAGTATCTTAAATCTTTTTTAGTATCAATTCTGATTATTCTAGTGCCGGCAAATAATGCTATTAATTCATCTTTAAGATTTAATGGCTTACCACCTTTTGTTAAGTCTTTTCCTAAAGCTCCACTAATTTTGTCTGCACTTTTTGTAACTCCAGGTTGAACGCCATCTAAAACATACAAAAAAGATTTTATAAATTTATCTCCAAGATTATCGGATGCAGAATAAACTGTACCGCCTTGATCTTTTTTACCATTTCTTACAGTAACATCTAAAACTCTATCAAATCCAATTGGTTCTGTTATAAATGGATTTAAAAAAGTCATAACAGGTCCATCATCTGCAAACATTAATTCTAATACATATTGTTCTGTTTCTTGTGGATTTAAGTCTTGTTCTCTAGCTTTAGCAAGAGCTGCTTCCATAGGAGCCCATAAACTATCGTATGGAGAAAAATATGAAAAATTTATTGCAGCGGATTCACCATCTTTCCAACCTTTAATTGGAAGTAAATTTGATCTTGAATCCCAAGGTGCTGCAGAAGATCTTTTGTATGCATCCCACTGTGAGTCCGTAGAATTAGTTAAGAACTGAGCTGTTTGCACTAATCCAGTTCCTGTTGCGTAGCTTGTCATAAAAGCACCCATCAGTCTTCGTAAACCCATCTGTCTAATGGCAGCATTACTACTTGATGATTCTTTTAAACCTAAATTAATTATATTAGCACCTGTTCTTAAAATTTCTGCAGGGAAAGATATGAAAGCACCCAAAGGTAGTTTTCTTAAAGTTTGTATAGCTGGCGGAACTTTACTGTACGTAGGATAAGTATTTCTTAACAGATAGGCTGCAGCCTCATCTAAGTGATCACTAAATTCTTTTATTTTACCTGTGATTGGATTTATTGGTACAAACTCTTCACCCATGTCTCTATACCATGCTTTCATGTCATCTAAATTTTTAATAGCCATATTTAATTGTGATTTACTGTACTCATAACCAAAGTGTTTCCATAAGTTATCACCACCTGCATATAATCTTGCAACCTTATCTGTTGGTGCCATTTTAATTAATTTATCAAATAGTTGGTCTGATGTTCTAATTGTTTGATTTTTTATCTGGTCCATGATTGCTTTTAATTCTGATGCTACAACGTTCTCGTCCCATACACCAAGACGCACTAACTTCTCTGCGTATTCATTAAATGAAACCTCATCAATATTTCTCTGTCCAGCTTTAAATATATCATCTAACACAATTTTCATTGCATTTGTAACGCTAGCTCTGCCACCTATGTGCCCGTTCATTAATGCAAAAAAAGCAGCGGACGTTACGTTTCTAACTTGTGTTTGTGGTGAGTATAAAGTTTTACCAACTTGTACTAAAACTTTTCCTTGCATTATTTCTCTATATATTGGTAAATTTATTGCATCATCTAAAATACCACCAGTGCCTTGAAACATTTTAACATAATCTGGATTTGCAAATAACTCTGTTAATTCAGATTTCATGTATGGCCCCAATTTTGGCATCTTATTAACTTTTAATGAATTTAATATACGATTGTTTCTAGCCTCCTCTGCACTTCTAAAAAGCCATTTATTTTTTAAACCAGAATTAGCTATATAATCTGCAGCTTTTTTGTTGGCCATTGACGATATCATTTCAGCAACTGTTGCACCTACTGAAGATTTTAAATTTTTCTCTGGCCCTAATAGATTTTTAATAACATTTGGTAGTTCCTCTCCTGTTTTAATAAATTTATAGTTTTTAAAATTAATTAGTTTCCCTATATCTTTTAATTGTCTTATAGGATTGTCTCCTTCAAATCGTCCTTTTCTTAAAATAGATTCAACTAACATCTTAGCAGATTCTTTGTAAGATTCTTCTGTGCTTAATTTAGGAAAATCATTTTTAGCATTTATCTTAGATGTTTTATTTTTTTTAATTACATTATTTGTAACCCAATCAACAGCTTTGTTGTAAACTTTTGGATCAGGCGCATAGTTAGGGTTTGTAAAAGTTGCAAAAGATTTTACAAAATAATCTTTAACTCTGTTTATTTCCACGCTTTGTAAGTCTTTTATTACAGGATCTATCTTTTTACCTTTTGGTAAAACACTTTGAAACTCTTTCATAGTATTTTTTATCTGTAATTTTAAGTCAGCTGCTAGAGATTGTAGTTCTTTAGGTAGATCTGATTTTATTAATTTATCATCTAAAAAATCAACGACTTGATCAAGATAACTTTTTTGTAAAGCAGGAGTGCTAAAACCTTTATTGTATTGAGTTTCAAAACCCTTTGCTAAATTGTATGCCTTTTTTTCTAAGCCCTCTACAGTTCTATCAAATCTTCTTGACCTACTTTTTATAAATAACATTGCTTTTTCAGACACACCCTCAATATCTTTTGGAGCTTTACCATAAGATCTAAATAGAGATAGAATATCATCTAAATGTTTTATTACTCTCTCTTGTTTTACAGGAGATGAAGTTGATAATAATCTCCACTCTTCAAACGGTGGCAACTGTCTTACAACTTTTCCTGAAAATGCAGAAACTATTGTTGGTGCTAAAAATTTTGTTAAAGCAAAATTACTAGCTCCTCTTATTTTTTTTGCAGCACCAGCAACTACAGGTTCTACAGCAGGTCGTGACGCAATATAACTTATTGGTCTAAATACAGCATTATCTATACCCTTAGCTCCCACTGATGCAGTTGTTCTTACAAATGGTGCAAGTCCAAATTTATATCCAATCTGAATAGCTTTTCCAATTACAGGAAAGCCAGCTCCAACTAAAGCACCTTCTTGTGCATATTTTATTTTATTTCTAAATTCTGCAGCAGCTCTTTTTTTACCTGTTAAACCCTGTGTTGATTCTGGTTCAAAATAAAAAGATTTTCTATCAGGTTCTGATGCTATAAAATCTGTTGCGCCAATTATTGTTGCTCCTTCAGCAGCACGTTTTACTATGGTTGCAACTTTTCTTCTTTTACCACCTCTTATTTTACTTATTACATTATCTAATTTACCAACAAATTTAGTTCTACCTATAACTCTTTGTATAATACCTCCCGGTATTCCAAACTGTGTCATTAAACTAACAAGATCTCCACGCCATGTTTCTGGTCTGGTTGGCTCTTTATCTTTCATAAAATTATCAAACGCTGATAAAAAGTCTGTATTAGCTGCTAAGTCTGTTCCTGCAAATAATAAACTACCTGTGCCCTTAACAAGATCAAATGCACCTGTTTCGATACCTTTTCTTACTTCATCTAAACCAGATATATAATCTTTATCATCTTGACTTTCTAATTTTTTAATTATGTCTTCACCAGCTGTCAAAGAAGCAGCTGTTCTTAATGCTGGATCTAAAAATAAACCAAAACGAAGAGCACTAGTATCTTTTATTTTTCCATCTTCTGTTTTATCTGGACGTAAAGATTTTAAATATTTTACTGGTGGTTTTGGTTTACCTAAAGTTTCTACTGCGTTTGCAACCGCCTCTTTCATTTGATCAACAGTATTAATTTCACCTGGAGTTTTTTGTTCCTGTAATTCTTGATCTTTTATATATCGCTCTAAAGCAGTATCGGCCATGTTATGCCTCTTGTGGTAATGTCAAATTTACGCTGTATTTTTGATTAAACATATCTACATCAGATTGAGTTGCTATCGTTGCAAAATCCTCTAACGCTTCTGGACTAGCTGATATTAATCTTACAACATCGTCTGATATCTCTTTTGGTAATCTAGCTCTTAAAGTAGAAAAATCTATTTTTGGTTCTTCTTTTGTTGAAATAATATCTGCACCGCCACCCATTTGATATCCTATTCTACCACCCTCTGCTTGAGATGTTCTAATTTCTGTTGGAAATTCACCTGTTTTAAAAAACTCTAAATAAAATTTAGTTATATCTTCTAATAAATTTAAATCATCAGTTCCTTTAGGATATTTTAAAGATCCGTCAGGATTTTTTTGATCTATTAAATTATCTCTTATTTTTCTACGTATTTTATTAGTATACTCATCACTTCGTAATAAAGATGATTGAACATCATCAGATTTAGTTAATTTTCTTAATCTTTCTTTTTTAGTTGAAAGTAAACTTTTATCCGCATCAGATAAATTTTCTTTTTTTTCTAAACCAAATATAATGTCCATAGTTTTTTCAATATCATCTGCTATTTGTAATGTTTGACCTCTAGAAGCACCACCACTTAACGCCTCACCTTTGGCTTTTATCAATGTTCCAAATAGATCTGCATCAGTTGCAAACTTTGTTGCTCTTTCAGTATCTATATCCTCAAACAATTGTTTAGTTGGTTCTTTAAACGCTGCAGCTGCTGTAGCTAAAGTTCCACCCTGTGGTGGTCTTGATAGTAAATCTAATCCCCCACTAATTAAAAGTCTGTTTAGAGCTTGTGATGGCTCTGATTTAAATTGTGGATACATTTCTTTTGCAGCTGCAAATTCTTCTTGTGTAGGTAATACATTTACAAGACCTGGTATTTTATATCCCTGTCTTGGCTTATCTAGTCCTGATGTGATACCAGTCCCTGACGAACCACCCATTCTAAACATTGGTCTTTTTAATACTCTATTCATCTTATCCAAATAAATTTTTTGTTGGGTTTGTAAATCCATAAATACCAGCAAGTGTTGATCCAACACCTAACGCAGTTTGTAATGGTGTAGGGTTAGGTATATTTGTTGTTTGTGTTTGACCAGGATATCCGCCCATAATTCCTGTTACTTGTCCAGCGAATCTATCTAACTGTTCTTGTGGTAAGAATGTAGCTTGTCTTGCTGCTTCTCTTTGTGCATCAAGGTTTGCTTGCGCTTGCGCTTGATTCAAAGCGCCCAATGAACCTAAACGTGAAATATCTGTGCCTTGTAATGCTTGTTGTTGTGCTCCAAGCTGTGCTTGTTGTCCAGCTAGTCCTGATTGGAATGCACCTAAGCCTTGTGTTGCTCCTGCTATACCAAATCTATTTGCTATATCTTGTTGTCTTTGTGCTGATGCCTGACCAAATCCTTGTTGCAAGAGTCCTGCTTGTAATAATGCACGTTCTCTTGCCGCCCCCGTACCAAACTCGGCGAGTTGTACGCCCGCTCGACCAGCGCCGAGCACACCCAATTTCGCTTGTTGATCTCGTATACTTTGTTCTTGTATAGCTTTATTACGATCAAATTCTGCTAATGATGCATCAATAACTTGTTGTTGAAATGGGGACATAAAATCTTGTACGTCCTGTTGAAATGCGGCTGCTCCAGTCCCTATTCCACCTAATTGTCCAAGAGCCTGTGTTCCTAAACCAGAAGCTAATGTTGCTTGAGTTTGTGCTTGTTGTAAGAAAGGTGCAAAAGATCCTACACCCTGTTGAGCTAAAGTCTGAGCTTGTTGTTGTAATGCATCTTGCCCAGCTACCTGTGGTGCAAGTCCTGCTAAACTTTGTTGTCTTGTCGTAAATTCTCTAGCTGCCTGTTGTCTAGCTTGAAAATCTGCAGCTGTTTCGCCAGGTTGTTGTGATATACCAGCAAGTCCTGTTGATACAACAGGCACACCTGATTGTGCTACAACTTGTTTTGCAAGATCTTGACCTAGATCTTGAACAAATTGTGCAGGTAAATTTTGTACTTGTTGAACAGCCATTATAATACTTCCTCTAATCTTTGTGATGTTTGAAACATTCGTCTCGCGCCTTCTAATCCT